TGCGCCCATTGCGGAAAAGCCGGGCGATTGCCCCACTTTTGCCCCACACCTTTCAACGAGTTTTCCGATTCCCAATGAATAAAGCCCTTTCCGACCTGTCCTCCCACACGCCGATGATGCAGCAGTAGTATTGAAATTTGTCTACAGGCCTTGTATTTAAAGGGTATGCATTGAGAATCGTCTAAAACTCCAAGCCGAGATAGGCGTATTTCAGACCAATAAAACCAAGCAAACCAATGACGGTATTAGACAGAGTTTTATCCTTCGGCCCACGTCCTGCCGATCGCACAAATTCACCCATCGGTACAAGCAATACAGGCCAGGCGCGACATTTAATTATGACGTCAACACGGGGATGCACGGGGGATCAGCCCTTGAAATCAAGGGCCAATTCCCGAAGTTTCCCCGCCCTACTCCCTCCTTCCCCGAAAAATTGGCCCAAGAATTGGCCCAACCATCTGCGGCGTTCTGCCGACTGAACACAATCTCTAATTCGAAAGACCGTCATACGCCTGCTCGCAAGTCAGCCCCCGAGCTCTGGCTTGGTCAGCAATTGCAGCCAGCTCGCCCGCTCGCTGGTCAGCGCGCTTGAACACGTCGGCAAGCACAGCGGCGGCACGGGCAGCTGCCTTGCTTGCGGAGGCAGCGCAGGTATTGCCGCTGGCTTCACTGGCTGCGAGTCGACGGGCAAGGTTGTCTGCGGCGAGCTGCACGCCGTCAGCAGCAGCGCGAGCGGCAGCAGCATCAGCCATTGCCTGATCGATGATCTGTTGGCCATCTTGAATTGCCTTATTGATGGATTGTTGACGAGCCTGTTCTCTGGCGCGTTCGGCGGATTCGCGGGCAGCCAGAACCTTGGCGTCCAAGGTATTGCGGTCGTTCCATCTGCCAAGCCACTCGGCATCCTTCACCGACAGACCGTGGTGGTAGGAACCAAACAATGCACCGACCGCCATCGCGAGCGCCGCAAAATAAGGAAGGCAACGCAACCACAACGGCTTCATGGCACATCCTTAAAGAACACGTGGTGACCGAGTCTCAACGTCTCCTTGGCGCCTTCCACCCAAGTCGGCGCCTTCGGCATCGTGGTGGCGTAGTAATGGGTGGCACCACCGGTTGCGTCTGGAACCTTGCCATCGATCACTTGGTCAGCAGCGATACGGCATTGCGCCAGCTCCCGGAATGGAATCGGCCTCACGCCACTCAGGGAGGCGAAGTTCGGATCGTTCTTGTTCCAACAGCTGAACTGGTACGGTTTCTGGCACACGCCGGCATAGCCCTCACCCCACCACGACTTGGTCTTGCCGTCGTTCACGCGGTTTCGGATCGTCCAGGCCACGGCGATCTGACCGGCCAAGGATTCCCCGCGGGCCTCACCCCACAGCGTGCGGGCGAGGATGTCGCGGTCTTTTTCGGATACGTTCATCACTTTTCTCCAGGCAAAAAAATACCCGCTCAATGGCGGGCTATCTACGCTCCAACAATCACTCCTCAGGAGGAGATTCGTCCTCGATTGTTAGCGGCTCTTCCTGCACAGGTGGCATTTCTATCACTGCAGGATCTGGCACAAGGATGTGCAGAGTGATCATGTGCTTCAGGTCATAGGGCAGGCCGTCTTTCGTGACGGTTACCGTCAGCACGCCATCCGCGAAATCGGTTTCCACCTCCGCACGATTGTCCACCTGGTTGACCGTGTAGCCCCAACCATCATCAACCGGTGGAAAAGGGACCATGCCAAGGCAACCAGAGATCCGGTAAACCCCCTTAGAGGAACGGGATGACGTGACAGCAGTATCGCCTTGCGTCACAAAGTCATAAGTGACGCCGGTCGCACCCAACACGTTAATAGCAGCTCTCGCCATGATCAGATCGCCTTCAGTGTGCCGTCAGCGGCTCGGGTGGTATTTGATGTGCCGTATTGAATTGTCCACGCAGACCAGCCAGCGGCGGCTGAGAAAAATCTAGTCGCAATCCTGCCGCCAGTGAAAACCTCGTAAGCAATTTGGTAATAGTTACTGTTTGCCTGAGTCATGGTCCTCAGGAATCCGTAAGGAAATGGCAGTGGGCCTGCTGTTTGTGGGGTGCTAAACCACTGATCCGAACCGGAAAGTCCGCCCGATTGCATATCTGTGATCGGAGTAACGTGGGTAAGCCCCAGTCCGTAGTCCAGGGTTTTAACAACCTGGCCGGCTATGGAGCTGTTTGACGAGGTAGTCACGTTCGAGGTCGATGCTGTGCCGAGCCCCAGACTGGAACGCGCAGCCGCCTGAGTGTTTCCACCAGTCCCGCCCTTGGCTACGGGAACGATGTTTTCGACGGCCGCCGCCCCAAGGCCCAGCCCAGCGCGGGCGCCGGCTTGGTCAGACCCGCCCGTGCCGCCTTTGCTTACGGGCAATATGTCGTAGTTGCCGGTCGTGCCCAATGCGGCGAGCTTCGCACCAAACTGAAGATTGATGTTATTGAACGCATCCGCCAGGGTCTTGGGATATCCCTGAACCGGCATGATGGCGTAAGCCACGCCGCTGGCAGTCACCCCTTTGTACGCTGGAATAATGGATATCACCGTCGCGCTTGCGACGTTGCTGATCTCGTAATTCAAACCGTCAGGACCAACGAATGCATCACCAACCCTTGAGTTGGCTGCAAAGTCTGCATTCGTGCCGACGACGGTGGTTGATCCATTAGTAACGGCAACCGTCCCCCCTCTGAGCCAAGGCATGGCGCCTCCTTAATTTTGGGTAACAAAAAACCCGCGCAAGGCGGGCTATTGGATTGGGCTTTGTTTACAGCGGCCGCATGGGTCTGGCGGCAAAGGTGGTTCGACCATTCTTAGCGGTGCCACCTTCCGAGCTAACCATTGCCCCCACGTAACCATTCAATGTTGAGCGCACCCCCGCATGAAAGCCGCAAGGCGTTTCAAGGGTGCTGTTGCCGTTGTAGATCTTTCCACCGAGCAACGTTGAGGCGAGAAAGTAGTCCTCATACGAACCGGTCCATGGCATCTGAAAACCAGACCAATACACGCCCGACTGCTCTTGACCACGACTGTCCAGCGACCAACCTTCGTTGATGGGCAAACCAGTCATTACCAGCAGGTTGTCGGCACCCACAAAAATCTGTTCGCCAGCCGCATTCCGCAATCGCAGATCATATTGATTGGGCGGCGATGTGGAACGAAAGGTCGCCACCAACCACTTGCCGCTGCAATCCGAACTGTTGAAAGGCGACATCAACTGCAATTTGAAGTAGAAGCCTGTCCAGTTGCCTGGGCCACCGGTATGCATCAGCGTGTGATACATGCCCTGATTCGTTGGATTCAGGAATACATGCGGAGCCTCTGTAGTTGTGATCGGCACCGGATAAGTGATCACGGCCTGAGTAATAGTTGTGGGTGCGCCGGGCGGTTTGCCAATGGTGTAACTGCCGGATGCAGCGACATTCAGCGCTCTATTTTCACTATCGATCTGAAATAAGTTCTGCCCATTGCGAGATCTGAAACCGTAAGTCATATCCGCTCCTACTGGTAAGTCAGAATAAACACGTTGAGCACCAGGCCCTGCCCTCGCCTTACCTTTAGCTGTCCGGTAGACCAGAAGACCGCCGGCAATGAGACAGACTCACTGGCTTGAGTTTGAAGTGTGGCGCAGACGAATGACTGCGCCGTTATTTCCGGCATGTCGATGAAACTGGTGAAGTCGCTGGTGATGGGTGGGACAGTCACCTGTTTCGTCACAATTGACCGAACCGTCATCGTTGAAGTGTCGAGCGTGATAGCGCCCGCTGCGTTTTTGGTCCTTGCTCCGTAATAAGCCATCAACCAATTTTCCCGAACGCAGCACGCTCTGTGTTGTTCCCGTCGTAGGCGAACATGCCGTAGTTGTTGAGCAGCATCGAACCGTCGGCTGTCTGACCGCGAAGTGTCAGGGTCCCAGCAGGGATGTTGATTTCCAGCAGCGGCAACCCTTGGGAGTTCAAAGCAGCAGATCTGAGCGTCATTCCAAGAATGAGCTCCTTGATGAAGGCGGTGCTGATGATCGCGGTGTTGATGAACACCTGGCCGCCCTGTACCACAAACGGGGCAATCATCTGGCCGCTGACCTCATCAAGAATCGCAAAGCGTTGGGCGAACGCTAGAATCTGCGACTCCTGCGTCTGCCCCTCTACCCCGATGGCCAGTGCCGCCATGACGGTTCGCCCATCCACCGTAGTGGACGTCTTAATGGTGGTCAGTGCCGAAACTTTACCGTTCAACCCCGAGATGGCCGAGGTGGCCGTTTCCGCTTTGGCGTTCGCACCGTTGGCCGACGCGGTCACGCTGTCAATCTTCTGCGCCGTGGCCTCCTTGTCTGTGGCAACAGCAGATTCAAGCGCGGTGAGATTGGTGGCATTCTGCCCGACCGCTGCGTCAATTGAAGTGAAGCGCGTGGCCGAAGCCAGCTTCTCCTCTGCTAGCACTTTGTCAGTCTGGACAATGCTCGCAGTGTTGTTATAGCCCTTCAGCGCATCATTCATCGCCGCCGCGCCGTCGTCATCGCGAGAGGCCGCTTGCAACGCCTGAACGGTCGAAGCTTGGGCGGTGACCTTGCCATCGAGGGTGTCAATTTGGGTGGTGTGCTGTTGGATCTGCAAGGCCATCGCATTGGTGGTTTCGGCGATGGTTCCCATGTCGTACCAAAATGCAGCGTTCGGTGGGGTGGTCCCGGCTGGAACTGCCTTTATAGCTGAGAACAAGCGGCCATCTAGTCGCACCACCTCCCCTTTGCCGTATGGCTTAGCCGGGTCATATACCATTGCGTCGGTGATTTCACTGATCAGCTCTTCCAGCTGCTGCTTGGCGGCCTCAATGCGCCCGTTGACGGAGTCCGTACCGTCCCCGGAAATCTTGCCGATCTCTTCGAACAGCTGTTGCCCCAAGGCTGACGCTTGGATTTTCCCAATGAAATACGGCTCATACTCCGCTTGGTCGACACTCGGCTGACCATTTACCCCATTGATTGCCGGATACCACGGCCCGACATTTCCGGTTCGGTCCACCAGTCGCGCCCAGAAAAACAGGCTGGTGCCGGGCACGATGTTCTGCATTTCGTGATTCGCCTGCGGGTAGGCGAAATCCGCCAGCTTCACAGCGGTGGCCAAGTCGTTGGCCTTGTTGTTCCAGATCTCGGTGCGCTGTGTGTCCTCCGCACCAGGCGGGAAGCCCCACTCCAATCCGATCCCGTAGACCTTGCTGGTGGTGCGCAGGAATGACACCGCCGGCGGCAATCCCTCCTTGCCCTTGAGAACAACTTCGTTGCTGGTGCCCCAGATGGAAGAAACGTCCATGGCGTTGATCGCACTGACACGCGCAACGTATCGCCCACTGTAGATCCCCTCGACTTCCGTTCCGAGGTTTCCAGTGCGAGGTAGGCGAATCCAGCTGCCGCTTTCCTTACGCCATTCAACGTTGTACGCAATCGCTCCCGGTACCGACGCCCAAGCGATACGCATAGTGCTAATCGCTATCCCTTGCGACACCACGCTGCGAGACTCGATGGCTATACCTGTCGGAGCCGGCATAACACCTGGTGGAATGATGCTGATCGGTTGCGGGTCGATCCTCGCACCGGTATCAATGGCGGCGTATTTCTGCGGTTCATGTTGAATAGCCGAGATTTTGAACTGATGTAGACCTTGCGGTTCGATGGTCTGCACGCGAAAACGCATCACAGCCAGATCAGCACTTTCAACGGACCAGCTGCACTCTGAGGCTGGCAACTCCGAATAATCCGCCAGCACGGTAATCTGGCGACCCAATACCGATTTGACAATGCGCCCTTCAGACTTGCCGCTTGGCAGGTTGATGATCAACCGATCCTCTGGCTTGATCTGCGCATCGATGTCGATAGTGATCACGCGCTTGGTAGCAGCGCTGATCCTGCCGCCGTTGGGGCGCCCAGATAGCAGCTCGTCAGCCACGCAAATGATCTGGCCTGGCTCGACGTTTCGCCCTTCCATGCCAGTGGTGAAGCTGACCGACCAGCTTTCATATTGCTCGGACTTCAGCGCCCAGACACCGTGACGCATGGCCTGGCCTTCCGATGTGCAGCCAAAAGCCCCCACGTCCAACATGCGGTGACCTAGAGCCCCGATCATTTCCTCATTGGTTACAGCAACCGGTTGGGTCTTGAACTCGTTGGCTGGGTTATCCCAGGCAACCTTTGCCCGGGTGTGCCGGTCTGGCCAGGCGGCAGCGCCATACTCAAACTCGCCGATGACGTTCGACCGAGTGAATACGTAACCGTCTTCATTACCAGGGATGTCGGCGATCATTGTGACCATTGAACCGTTCCAGCAGCTGCTGCCGTGGAACACGCTGGCCAGATCGGACAGCAAGGCGTACCCCTCAGCCTGGTCCTGGATGTAGACGTTGGTGGTCATGCGTGGCTCTAGTTCGCCCTTACCATTCGACACAAACACGTCGCAGTAGCGACCGATCTCGTACAGTGTCCAGCGGTCAACCATATCTGCCGAAATACGACGGCCCAGCCCATAGCGGCGGTGCAACATCAGGTCGTACCAGACCCATGCCGGGTTATTTGAATAGGCCTGCTTGAAGGTGCCATCCCAGTTGCCGACGTAAGTGCGGCTCTCTGGGTCATAGTTGCTCGGAACCCGAATGATTCGGCCGCGAGCGCGCAAGCTGAACTTCGGAGTGTCTTGAAACTGCTTGGCATCGAACTGCAAGCCACCCAGCGCCAAGTTTGGATAACGCAGCTTGGCATCGATGACCTCGGTCAGCGCCTTGATGCGCATCAGGTCTGCCCAGTTGCTGTCGTTCCGGTTGGCCGTCAGTCGGCGCACGCGCACCAGGGCGCTGGTGAAGCCTTCTGGCAGATCGATCCGATGGCTACGCTCGTACTCGGTGGTTCCTTTGTCATCGAGCGTGGCAGAAAGCACCGTTTGATAACTTGCGCCGTCGACAGAGAGATCAATCGCGTAGTCGATCCGGTAACCGACCTGATCGCCGTTACTCTTCAGCTCCCAGATCTGCGGCCACGACAAACGAATGCGTACTGCCGATAGCTGCCGATCGGTAATGGCGCGCGTCCAGGCATTGTCCGAAGTCAACTCAACCGGCAGCCCCTGAGACGCTTCATTCTCGACCGCCGGAAAGCCGGCAATGTGTTCCTGATCTACCGTGCCCGGGCGAAAATCCCAATGGGTGCCGGGAAAGTTTTCGCTGCCATCTGGAGAGATCAGCGGCGTGCCGTTGAGCTTTACCGATCTCAGTCCGTCGACCGGGCCAACGATTGGACCCTCGCTGAGGATGTAGAGCAACTTGGCCGTAGCAATGGACAGCGCACTGTCTGGCGCCTTGTAGGGCTGATGAGGCTTTGTCTCGCCCCCTTTCGCCCCTGAAATCCGGACAGCAGCAGGCCGGCGCCGACGTTTAGCAACGGGCACTGAAGCATTCTTGGACATGGGTTTCCCTTACTGCTGATCTTCCGCGTAGATGCCGGCCGAGCCGAGAGCTCCGCCAATGTCGCGCTCACCGTAGAGCAGTGGCTTACAGCGACCCTGTGCGGTCGTTGTAACGGCGCCACCAAAGGCGTAGGAGGGTTTGTTGCCATCACCTTCATTGTTGAGAAGACCAGCCGGTGAGGGTGACATCGACATTGCAATACCGCCCAGCATCAGGCCGGCACCAATGGCGGCGAGGTAATACTGACCTGAGACCGCTCCAACAACGATGAGCGCCAACCCGGCAATGGTGGCAAAGATGCCGCCTGACTTACTGCCGATTACGATCGGTGCGATGCGAATCGGCTCAATGCTGTCCGACCGCATCTCGACCTCGTCACCAGCCAAGTTCTGTTTTCCTCGGAATACTGCGTAGGTCAGACCTCGTTCTTCGGAAAACCTCAGGAAGCGCTTAAAACCCGGGATCGTTACGCACAGAGCGTGGATCGCCTCCGCCCCTGAAGCCACAGCCAACCGATGCTCGCGACCGAACCTAGCACCGAGCACTCCATACAGCAGCACCAGCACAACCAATGGCTGTGGCGCGACCATTGTTCTCATCGCCATCAGTCAACCTCCGGCACTCGTTGGTGCCGAAGAATCAGCACGGTGTGATCGGCCCACATACCGCCGTAAACATCGCGGGTGGATTTCTTGTTGTAGCGGTGATGCAAGAAAGTGTTCGGCGCCGGATGCAGGTCCGGATCACTCGACAGCAGGCCATCTCCGAGGTAGATGCCTGCGTGATTTGGCGCTCCGGCGTTGATCTGCATAACGATCATGTCGCCCTTGCGCGGTACCGACACAGGGTAGAACCCAGCCTCCTCGTAATACTTCACGTAGAGGTTTTCTCCCTCGTTCCACCAACCATCACGGCGCGGGTAATTCGGCAGATCGATGCCATGTTCGCGACTGTAGTAGTCGCGGCACAGCGCGTAACAGTCCAGCAGGCCGTGACCGAACTCGCGACCGATCAGCGGCGCTTGGTAGCCGCACGGCTTGAATTCGAAGTACTCGGTGGACGGCCAGCTGATGATGCCCCATGGCGTTTCGTGGAGTTCGCAACTCACTCGGTCAGCCATGCTCGGCAGCGGCGGCACGTCGGGGTGGCTGTGCACAATCATCAGCACCTCGCCCCGATCTTCGGCAGCGCACTTGTCCTCTGGATTGATGATGAAATGCTCGCTTGGAGTCAGAGCGTCGTTACGGCATGGCACGTACTTCTGACGACCGTTTTCCTTGATCACTACGCCGCAACTCTCCTTCGGGTACTGCTCAGCAGCGTGCGCTTGAACCTGTTTCAGTAACGTCTTGTTCATGGCTCATCCATCAATCAGAGAGGCGCCTGGAACGCCACCGAAGGACAAGGGGTTGCCCTTGCCAAAACGTATTTCGCAGTCACTGACCTGACCACCGCAACGATCCAGCGCAGGGTCATCGACCGGATTACCGTCAAGGTCGAACATTTTGATGCCGGTGTAGTTGCAGTCAGCGCCGCGATACTCGCCCCACAAACACCACTCGCACCGATTCATGATCAGCCCGGCAGGGAGCATCTGCCCCTTCACCGCCGTTGGAGGCGCCAGAGCGAACACCACCTCGGTTCGGTTGATGCTCGTTGCCTGATTGATGTACGAGATGTCCACCCGCTCCATCGTGCTCGCGCCTGGGTTACCACCAGGGAAGTTCGCGGCGTCCAGGTATTTGGCGTAGGTCTGGCGAACCGTCAGCTTGATCCCGCTCAGGTGCTGGAACTGAATGCAGAGAGCGGTGATCAATCCGTCGATGTTGCTGATCTTCAGTGACGGTGAAGAGTTGTTGCCCTCGACGCTTCGGCCAAACCCAGAGGTTTCATAAGGTCGAGGGTGGTAGGTTTCGCCCTTCCAGATGATCGGCGTCGATTGCTGGTGAGCGTGGTACCGCAAAAAACCCATGCCCCGGGATTCGCCATCCAACTCGATTAGCTGGATCAGCGCACCCGGCTCGAGCTTCTGGTCGTCCAACGTGATCATGGATTGAATACCTGCTGAAAGGTGGTGCTGAGGGTGTACTTCTTGTTGCCGTGCGTTTGTAGCTGCCAGCCACCGGTGGTGATGAAGGCGCCCTGCTCCTCCAGCGGAGGCGTCCACAGGAAATGATTCGCCCCTTTATGCCTTTTGAAAAAGTCGCGGATCGGCTTGATGTAGGCTTCGCCTCCGGTGAACGACACCGAGTAGGAGCCGGCAACATTGTTGATCCCCACTGACAAGCGCTGGCTATAACCGTTGCCATACTTGGACTCGAGGGTGTCAGGCTGGTCATCGCCCGACGAGCCGACCCGGGGAGACCAGTTGAATACTTCGGCCATCAACCATTCCTCCGATTGCTTGGATCAAGCAGGCCGTTTTGGCCTTTTTCCTGAACGATTACTCCGCGAGCAATTTTCGGCATCTCCGCGCGCACAGTCGCCAGCAGCGCCTGGCCCATCTCTTCGTACCCTTCTGGCGAGTTGACGGCACCGCCGGAGCCATCGCCATTAATGTGCAGGTGAATCTCAGGCGTGGCGCCCGACCCGCTGTTGGCGGCAACGGCCGGTGCAGTGAATGCAGGCGAAATGCCTGGACTGCCGACGAATCCGCCGCTGGCATAGCCTGGCTTGCCGCTGCGGTTCAGGCCGATCAGGTAATCCTTCATGCCTGGCTGATCGACCACCTCCTTGCGGATCACCACCTCGCCGCCGTGAACGACGCCCTTGGGTTCGAACTTGCCGCCCGGGCCGGTGTAGCCGCCCTCTGAGAAACCAGCCAAGGACATGCCGGCGACCATGCCCGCATTGGCGTAACCGGCAGCGAGCAACGCAGCACCGACCGGAATACCGCCGAGAATGGTCAACTCGGCTGGGGCTTTGGCGGCAGCGATCTGGGCGTTCATGATGATCGACGCGACCGCAAATGCTTTCTGGGCGACGAACAGAGCCTTGTAGGCGCCTGACTGCTCGCCAGCGATCTTGCCAACCATGTCAGCAGCCTGGCCGGACAGCTCGCTGAAGGTGCCCATCACGGCCACCTTGTACGCGCCCTGTATGTCAGACAACCGTAACTGGTTGGACTGATTGATCTCAACGACACGGTCCAGATACTGCTGCTCGGCTGCCAACTTCTGCTCGTTGGTGCTTTGCTGGTCAGCCAGGATCTGGTCGCGTAGATCCGCCTGCATCGCCAACTGCTTGTCATGCCATTTTTTGAGCGCTGATTCAGCTTCAGCGATCTTGACCAGCTCGCCTGATGGGCCACCCACCGAAGAATCTATGCCGCCGAACTCCGGCGCCTCGGTAACAGTTGCTTTCGAGATTGCATCGGCGCCGGCTCGGTAGTCGTCCGAGCTGAGCTTGCCTGCACGGTTCGCTGTTTCCAACACCTGCATGCGCTCTTTGGTCGTCGACAACAGCGCCTGCTCTTTGGTCTGCAAACTGGACATCAGGCCGTCGTAGGCCTTCCTGGCATTGAGCGCGTCCAGCTCAATGGCTTTGCCTTCGAGCATCACCTTGTTTTTGTCAGTCAGCTTGGAAAGCTCACCGGTAGTAAGGTCGTATCGGAGGCGCCCCAGTTCGGTGGTCTCACCGTACAGTGCAACCTGCTGAGTGAGATTTGCCAGGGTTTGCTTGTATGCATTACCCAATTGTTCTGTTTGGCGCTGGGCATCCTCACCGGCTTTTTTCGCCTTCTGCTGTGCCTCTTCTGTAGCTTTGGCCGCATCCTTGGCAGCCGTCTCAGCGGTCAACAGAATGCGCCAGCCTTGAGCCACCGCGGGGTCAACGCCTTCCCGCTGGATTTTTCGATTGAGCTCACCCAATGGGTCGCCGCCGTCACGAGCAGCGTTCAGCCTTTCGGTCAGCGTTTTTGTGTAGCTATCCCAGCCATCTATGATTTTCTGATCTGGGCCTTCAATTTTTTTGAGGCCTGCTCCAGCCTGCCCTGCGGCGGCAGCAACATCGTTCAAGCGGCCAGTAAGCATCATGGCAACGTCGCCATAATCTCCAGAAGCCTTGACTGCCTCACCGTATGCAGCCGAAGAAGCATTGATCGCTTTGGTCATGTCCTCATTCGGGCCAATGGCTGCGACGAGCTCCTGGCTTGCCGAGTCGATATCCTGACCGCTGGCAATACGACGATTGAAATCCGTGACGGCACGATCACGCTGGAAGGGGTTGGCCTTGTAGGTGTCACCCCATTTGTCATTGCCTTGCGCCGCTGCGCGGATGTCTCGCAGCGCCTTCTGCGCAGCGACCTGTGCATCAGCCTGCTGTTGAATTACGCCGCCCAACTTGTAACGAGCCTGCTCTTTGCCAAGCTCGGCAAACTCCTTGCGCAGCTCCTCGACTGGGCGCTTCAAGTCAACAGTGGCCTGGCGGGCCTTATCGCTGTTATCGCTGAACAAAAGATAGCTGGCAGCCACTGCACCAGCAGTTAAGGCGAGCCCTGCAGGACCGCCCATAACACCAAGAAGTGCCGAACCGGCACGTCCAGCCAGAGATGTTGCTGCAGCTTGAGCGGACTGAGCTGCATTTTGTGCGGCTGTAGCTTGTACATCAGCGAGCCTAGCGGCGCGCAAGCGACCAAGAGCTGCTGCATGCGCATCCGTAAATCTCGTTGCAGCAACTTGGGCCTCTGCCGCCACGGTCTCGGCTGCCGCCCGTCTAACCGCCATGTTTGCAGAATCAAGCTGCGCCTTAGTACGTCCGATCTCAGCTGAGTTTGCTTCCCGGATTGCGCCAACCTGGGCCCAAAGGCTCTTGACCAGCTCGCCCACCTTCAGGCCGCCATACGCGGTACCAACAGTGAGCGCAGAGGCCGCGAGCACATCCATGTTTTCGGCAACAAACGTAACCGCACGAGCGAGCAGCTTAGTGCTCCCGGTCGCCCCGTCCATTCCTCCGACCCAAGCCTGGAACGAGTTGCTAACAGTTGTAGTGGCACGACTTACCGAGCCGGGCAAATCCTTAAATTCCCCCTGCAGTACGCCCAACTGACTGATCAGCGCGGGCACTACCTTGTCGATAGTGAGTAGCCCCTGATCTGCCATGGCCTTTAAATCTTTACGGGCTACGCCCATGCCAGCAGCGAGGGCTCGAATTACCCGATCACCGTTTTCATTGACTGCATTGAATTCCTCACCACGCAAAACCCCTTGACCCAGTGCCTGGGAGAACTGGGTGATTACTGAGGAAGATTCAGCAGCGCCAGCTCCTGAAAGCTGCAACCCCAAAGCAAGCGCCTCAGTGACTCCAAGAACATCGCTTGACGAGTAGCCAAACTCCCGCATCGAAGCAGAGGACCTGCTGTACAGGTTCGCATTATCCGAGAACACCGTCCCAGTCCTTTGACTGATCTCAAATAAAGACTTTTGACTGACTGCAAAATCATCGGTTCCTGTGGTTGCTTGCTTGAGGCGAGCATTGACTTGGTTCCAGGCGTCAGCTTGGTGGATAACATTGCCGACTGCCAGCGCACCAGCCATGGCTGCTGCGTAACTCCCAACCGTGGAAGTAAGCGACTGCATCGCAGCGCCTTGGGCGCGCACGGCAGCCTCCTGGGATCGCCAAGAACTGGTTGCATCCCGATTGCCAGAAGTAATGGTCCGGAGATAGCTCTGCCCCATGCGTCCTGCTCTGGCCATTTCACGCTGGTAGGCGCTTGTTTCGGCAGACACGCTGACGATCAAAGAGCGAAGGGTCTGTCCCGCCATGCTTTTCTCCAGGTAATAAAAAGCCCCGCACTTGGCGGGGCTCTGGTAGCTCTCTGTAACCTAAACTCGGTTTGCACATCCCTGACGCGATGTGTCGATAAGCAAATCGCCCTCGACGCGGAACCCGATCATCCCGACCAGGAATGAGTGGTTCAATTGACTCATAACGACATCAGTCAGGCCTACCGCGCAGCCATCTTGCTGGATGGCGTTATCCATCGCGGTCTTCATATTCGGGATACCCGTAGGGAAGATAATTACCGGGTAGTTATCCTCACCGGTTACGCGTTTTCCCTTCACGAACTTCGAGGAATTTACGTTGTAATTCTTGGTGCTTGCGACTGTCATGTCGGCGACACGAATGGTGCAGCCCGAAGCAACAACAGCGCCGAGAAGCATTGCAATAGCGGCTTTTTTCATGGGTCCCTCCGTAAATTTGGCCGCAATATAGCAGGTCGCCATCATTACAAGCGTAGATTTTCCTGATTAAGCTTCCTTGGCCTTGACCATCAAGAAAGCCTTGAACAGTTCTGCTCCCTCCTCGGCCTGGGTAGCCTCGTCAACAACTTGCTCCGGCTCGGCTTTCCACTTCGGCAACAAGTCCACGGCGGACACCTTCGCGCCCTGAGCCTGAAACACTGATGCGGCGATGATCGATGCCTGGATGTCGCCTCGAGTGTCACTGAGTGGCGATTCCTGGTTGTAGGCCATCCAGAGGAACAACTCCTCGGCAGTCATCCGTGACCTCAAATCCTGCAATGTCATACCGAGCCGGAGGGCCAGAGTCAGCATAAACACCAACTCTGGCTCCTCCTTTAGCCGTTTCCCGCTACGTCCACCGGGTCTTCTGCATCAGCTCCCGCCGCGACACCACTGAGTTCGAAAGCCTTGCCTACCAGTCGGTCATGGACAGGACTGAAAGCCTCGGCAACCACGGTGACATCCTCGTCGGCGAACACCCGGGAGTTGGCCTCATCAAACAGGGTGCGGACCAGGACGAAGGCATACAGTGGCGACGACTGGATTTCCACCAGCGGCTCCGCCGGCGGCGCCTCATCACCTTCAACTTCGACAGGCTGTGCGGTCAGTCCGGCAGCCAGACGGGCAGAGGTAACAATTTCGGACGCCCGTCGACGATACTCGACCCAATCACCGGCGCTCATTGCACGAACCACCACCTTGGCACCGCCCCACTCTGGCACCGGCACCGCCTCATGCTTGAAGTTGCGCATGGGGTCGAGCGCCATTGATCGCAGATCCATCGCCCCCGATGCTTTTAGCTTCGCCATTACGGAATCACCGGTAGATCGAAGGACACAGCACCGGTGATGCGCACGTTGAAGGTGCCATTGACCGTACCGTTCGGCGCAGCGTCCCAGGTGAACTGGGTAACCAGACCCAAGAAGCTCGAGGACGAACCATCCTTGAACACCGACTTGAATGCCCGAGGCTCGCCGTCGTCGCGAGCGGCCCGCAGTACGGTCTGGGCTTCGTCATCAGCTTTCCAGTTGCCGGACATGCTGAACGTGCCGTTGTCAGCCAGACCCACGGTGAACTCCTTGGCCTCACTGGCCAGCACCGTTACTTCAATTTCGTCCGACTGGCCGCCCTGGAACTGCGGCTGCTTGATGGTGACCGACAGATCCGCCCAGGTCAGGCCAGCCTCTTTCGGATCAGTGGTGGTGAGATTGGAAACGCTGAGAGCGGTGCCCTGCGTTTTGACAAACTTCGCTTTCGTTGGGGATTGAGCGGCCATGAGGCCTCCTATGGTTGCAGGGTGTATTCCCAGCTCACGCTGTGGAGTTTGGTGTCATCTTCAAAAACGTCTGGCAGTCGATCAGCACTGCCGGTGGTGAAGTCGTCGCCGTCGGCAGTCATGGCGGCGAATGCCAGCCCAGCCAAAGTCAAAGCCTGCAGGAAGCTTTCGCCCCAAGCGTCCAGCTGGATGGTTAGTTCGCTGGAACCATCCCAGCCGGCCAGCGTAAAACCACTGCCGCCGCTTACCGTTTGAATGACGAGTCGCGGTTGCGCGGCATCTTCAGGGGCAACGCCGAAGTAAACGCGCCCGTCGACCAGAGGCGAGAGCCTGTCGATGAGGGATTTCTCAATCATTGGGTTTACCGGGTGATTGCGTTGTCGATGCCTTCAGCCAACTTGTCGGTGGTGGCCTTCTCGATCTCGGCGATGTTGCTGTCCCACGCAGGGCGAATGAATGGAGCAGCCGCCATTTTCGACGTGCCTTGCTCGATAAACTTCCAGTAGAAAGGTGACTCGTTGGCCTTGGCCGCTCCCGCCTTTTTGCCGCGGCTACGGCTAGACCTTTTCACCCGGACACCAGCAGTAGCGCCACCAGGTGTATCGGACTGTTTGAGTCGGGTCGCGGTGATATTCTTCTTCAGATTACCGGTGCGAACAGGTGTTTTCTCGCGAGTTTTGTCCCGTGCTACGCGCGCGCCGGCCATGACCGCATCCTGCACAATCTTGTTGCCCATCGACTTGGCCAGGCTTTCGAAGTCTTCCTGAAGCTCTCCGAAACCCGTCACGCTAATGGTTCCATTACTCATTTTGGCTTCACCGTTTTGCACATGAGCTTGAGCATGTCCCGCTGATTATTTGGCATCGGGGCCACGATTTCGTAGCTGATGCCGTCGTGCACCAGGTGCTGGCCTGCCACCACGTCCTTGCGGTACCGAATGTTGATTTCAGCGGTGACCGTGACCTGCATCTGTGACGCGGCTTCGTACATGCGTCCTGAGGGGATGTTGATCTCCGCCCAGAGCTTGCCGAGGTCGCCCCACACTTTCGAGGGCTGGCCGAGGGCATCCTTGCCCTCGATGTAGCCGCGGCGCATGCAGCGGTGACGCATTGGGCCGGCTCTCATCAGTAGCGCTTCCTGTACATGAGCAGCCGCTCAACAGCCAGCGGCACTACGGTGGAAATGGTGCCCAGCGCCACGCCTTCGCGGTTGGCGTACCAATGCCCGACCAAAAGCAGGACGGCCTGCTCAACGTCCGCAGTAAAACCCATCTGACCAGGCTCAACCGGCTCACCCTCGACCAGCTCCCTGTCGCAATGCATGGCCACGTGGGACTTGGCCGCCTCGAAGTAGCCGGTGATGAGCGAATCCTCTTCGTCGTCATCGACCTTGAGGTGACTCTTCACGCGCGCCAGGTCGATCATTTACTTATTCTCGTTTGGCTTTGACTGCTTGTTGGATTTCGGAGCGGTGCCGTCTTCGAGGGCTGCCAGCCCCTTGCCGATCAGTTGGTGTCCGTACTCTTCGTCTTCCAGCTCCAGAACCTGGCCGGCGGATACTCGACCGCTTTGGGTCTTGACCTTTTCGGGGTCGCCTTCGAAGCCCCACAGAACTTTGACTTTCATGATTGTCACCTGATGAATGGTTGGGGCCCGCAGGCCCCTGGATTGTGGGTTGATTAGGCGGTGTACTTAAAGCGGCCTTTGACGAAGGCGTACTTCTTGCGCACGGCCAAACCGAGGCGCTCTTCCACCAGGATGGCGCGCTGGTTTTTGATGAAGTCGTCATTGATCATGCCGACCTTGATGGTGAAGCCCATGCGGTCGTAGATGCGAGCACCTTGCTGGAACGAACCAGTCAGGAACTCACCGCCAGTGGTGGCGCCATCGCCTTCGTCCATGCTGTCGGACGCAACGATAGGACGGCCCCACAGAACTGGCGTGACCAGCCCCTGTAGGTTCGCGAACAGATAGCGGTTCTCGCCATCCTTCTGCAGCTCAATGTTCATCCAGTCCAGGTCGGACATAACGACAGCGTCAGCCGGCAACTTGGACTGCTTGCGCGCCTGGTAGATCGCGCGACGCACGGTGTCGATCGCAGTATCTGACGCCTTGCTGAGGTCAGGATCAAACACAGTCGCCTGGGTCATGATGCCGTTCAGGTTGTTGCCGATGCCATCGCCTTTCAGCAACTGGCCTTCGCGTTTGAGCTCAAGGTCGAAACGCAGCAGCTCCTGGATGTAGCTGTAGAGCTGAGGCACGTCGTCGAGCGCTTCATCGGTAACCGGCATCCAGACGGCGATCTTTTTGATGGTGTCCGTCACCTGCTCAAAGGTGACGTTACTGGTTGGCTTGGCCCCACCTTCTGGAACCATGCCGGCACCCAGGGTGTGCAGAAGTTCGCGGAAGTAGGTGAACGCTTGGCCAGTTACCGGCGTGGTTGGGATCAGATCGCGGATCAGCAGGTTCTGGCGCGGAGCACCCTGGATTACCGGGTCGTACTGCGGCGCCACCAAGCCCGAGCTGGTCACCTTGGTTTCGGACATGCTTGCCATATCGGATTTGGTAACTTCGATTTCGGCAAAGCTTTGGGTCTTTTGCGACAGGGCTTGGTACTTGTCGTTGCCCTTGACAAAATCGATGAAGCTTTTCTTTTCCGGGTTCTGGTTGCGCAGCTTGATACCCTTCTCTTCAAGCTTTTGCACTTGCTCGATGACACGTTCGATCTCACCCTTTTGGTTTTCGATCTGCGACTTCATCTCGGCGGTGACAGTGTTGCCCTTTTGCAGCTCATCTGCGACAGCGTCGTACTTCTTCTGCAGGCCACCGAAACCTTCTTTCAGTTGGTTTTCGAGCGAGCTTTTTACTTCCTGGATTGGATCGGTCATGGCGACACCTTAAAAAATTGGTCAAATGTGTGTGAGAGTTTTTTCAGCTCTTCCACGGTCGCCGTGGCCTCAGTGCCACCATCACGGTGCACTGCGGAGTAGCCGAGCGAGGCGACTGCTGCCGCCTCCTTTTGGGAAAGCCCCATGCGTTGGCGCAGGGCGTTCTCAAAAATTCGAATGTCCGACTTCACGTCGGTAATTTGGGCTTCAGGGTTCATACCAAAAGGCACAATAGATGCTTCCCAAAGCTCAGCCTGCTTGATGATTCGAACGGTGCGACCAGCGCGCTCTTCAAACGTCGACAGCAGGGTATTGAACCCAATCGACATGCTGTCGAGGGTGCCCTCCTTCATCAGCTCGTAAGCGTCACGGGCATAGCTCACCGCTAGGTTGATCTTGCCCTTGAGGTGCAATCCGTATTCGTCCTGGCTGAAATCGGCCGAACCAACAAGGAGCTTCAGGTCATGGAAAAGCGCCAACTTCAGACGACCTGCGCGGGTGGTCTTAACCTTGGTGAAGGCCCCGGGCAAAATCACGTCGTCGCCAAGGTCGATGTTGTTGAACACCGCGGCATAGCCCTCAAAGTTGCCAGCCTCGTCGACGGCCTTTACCTCGAAGGGGACTTCAAGCTTGCTGAACATTGGTCTGCATCTCCCACCGGGTGACCCGGCTGTACTCTTCGCCTTCCAGGCGGGGCAGGTTTTCCTTGTCACGCACTTCATTGATGCACATCCAGCCAGAGCCACCGGATCCGCCAAGAGCTGCTTGGTAGTAGGTGGCCCGGCCAGCGCTGTCGGCGCGCAACAATCCCTCCACGACGAACTCCACAAACTGGGGCTTGTCCCGGAAAAGCTTGTCGTTGATTTCGTCTTCAATAGCGTCGAGGTAAGGCTTGAGACCGAACGTCACAAAGCCGCTGGTTTGCTGCTCCAGATTGGAGCCCATGATCGAGGTCTTCCCGGCACGGTTGGCCAGGTACAGCGGTACGCCGTAACAGCCTGCCAGCGCCTCCTCCTGGAATTGCTGAGACTCAATGAATTGGCTGTCTTTCTGGCTGAGTCCGGCAGGTACGATCTTCGGGCCGCCCTGCAAGATTCCCATCGAGCCGATGTCATCGACATCGCCTTTGCGCACATCGGGAAACTTTTCCATGATCTGCGCCTGCTGGACCTTGGTCAGGAACTGGTCGTAGATGACGTAGCCACCCGTGAAGCCGCCCTTGCGCATGAATCGCGCCGACCAGGCCTGCGCTGTCTTGGCAAGCCCCATGGATTCGGCCATGTACTCGACAGGAGAAAGGCCGATGATTCCGTCAGCACTGAACAGCTTGAAGTGCAGCATGTTCTCCGGAGAGACCGGGAATCGCTTGCCGTCCAGCGTCACCCAGTAAATCAGGTCATCCGAAGTATCCACCTCAACGTTGTCAGCGCTTACCGGAATGAAGCCGATCCAGTCGCCGTTGTCGGCTCGCTCAATGATGCTGTAGCCATTCCCTCGCAGCGCCATGTTCACCACAGCACACTTAAGGAAGTTCAGCTTTGTCATGTGAGGGTTCGGCTTTCGCAACACCCTGGCCTGACGCGACTTGGTATCAGCCAGCACACGACCGGCCGGCGTGTCTTCGAATATCTTCAGCGGCAGCCCGGCGGCAGACTCGCTTAAGATCTTTACGCACGCCCAGATGATCGGGATTGTTATTGCCGTTTTGGCCGTAATGGTCACGCCAGACTTCGTGCGCTTTCCGCCGGCCATCATCTCGACCTCAACGTAGTTGCCGGTCGATGGGTCGTTGTAGCCGAACATGCGCCATGACAGCGGGTTGTACCAACGAGATGCCATATTCAGCCTATGCGTTCGAGCCGATAAGTCCGAAGAACCCATCAGCCAAGTAATTGTCGAGCCCGCTCTGGGCCTGGGGATTGAGCGACAGCAGCGAGACGGCGTTGAAGGCAGCCATCAACGGGTCGATCTTCGCCAAGCCAGATGCCTGCTTGGTGATCAGGATCGCGTTTCCAGCTGGCACCACACGGGCGTTGCCGCAGCACCACGCCATCATTGGCTGGCCGCCGTGGATCAGGCCTCCCTCTGCAAGCTTTCGCTCGGTGGTTTTGATCGCACCGTTCAGTTTCCAGCCTTGGCTGATGCCGATGATCTTCTCTTCCGGAATCCCGGCCTCGGCCAGGGCGTCAAGAATGGCGCCGATGCCCGAGGGATCGAGGCCAACCTTATCGAGCAGGCCAGCGGCCTCGACCCTGGCAACCAGTTCAGCGACCTCTTGCACGTCCTCACCGATGGTTTCCACCAGGGTCAAATCACCGTTGCCGGCGAAATCCCGGAAGCGCGGCGCCTCGCTTTTACGGCGCTCCAGCACTGACGGGTGAGCCCAGGCGTGCGTCCACAACAGCCACTGCCGGGTCAGCTTGTCGCGACCAGCAGCAGCGAAACCGAGCAAGTCATCCAGGCCGCCGCCGTCGATGCCGACGTCGATAACCTCGGACCGATCAATCAGCTGTTCAAAGGTCAATCCCTCCGGTGCCGCCTGGCCTTCCCAGAACTCCGCACCGGCCCATCGATCCGACTTCAGCGACAGGCCGATCTCAACATTCAGGTGTTTGGCGAGGAATCCACGGAAAGACTCTTCTCCGTCGAGTTGCGCCTGGGCATATCCGCGTTCCAGAAACGGCTCATCGACCGACAGCCCCAGGTTCGGGTTGGTGACATACGCGTTTTGGAAGTCGCGGTGCGCTCCAGAATCCAACATCGACTTAGGAAACTCGTACAGCACCGGCAGGAATGACCGGTCCTCAATCTCGCCATCCCTGACCTTCCTGGCATAGAGCAGTTTCTGCCGGAAGATGCCAGCAGGCGGATCGTCCGATTGGGTGGTGGCATAAATCACGAAACCTTCAGGCCGTGACGCAAGCCCACCGGTTGCCTCGCGAAGCATGGCCTCGGCACCGTTGCGCTTGCCGAACACCCAAAGCTCATCGATGAAAATGCCGATGGCCTTCTTGCCCGACACCGTGTCGTTGTCAGCCGCCACCACCTTGAGCGTGGCGCCAGTCTGGCGATGGGTCACGGTGCGGGTGTGATTCTGTACCTGGATCAACGCCGACAGCTCAGGGTCGGCGTTGATCATGTCCCTGATTGGTAGATACGAGTTATCGGCAATTTCCTTGGTAGGAGCCAGGATGATGAATTCACCTGACACCCGCCAGTTCAGGATAAGTGCGGTGAGCATGATCCCAGCCGCGATTGTCGACTTACCGTTCTTCTTGCTGATCAGCAACATGAACTCGCTGATCATCCGGCGCCCTTCGTCCGGGTCGTATGCCCCGAAAATTGCCGCTACAAAATCGTTGACCCACGCTCGAACGGTCTCGCACATCAATGGGCTGCCGGCGGCGTCCACCATCCGGAGCGAACCGAACACCTCAAGGGCCTCAGCAGCCTGATCTGCAAACAATGGCCCCTGTGGAATCAATGACTCACGCGCGACGATCCGACGCTCCCAGTCGGGACAGGCAGTAGTCCATTCCATCATTTACCGCCTTTGACCGCTGTGAGTTTGGGCGGCTGGCGGACGCCGAAGCGGCCAGTCGCCGCCTTATCTGCCGCTTCTTTGGCTGCGTCCTTCTTACCACCCTCGCCTTTTCGGGAGTGAAGGAATGGCATCAGTGCCTTGGCGGCATCAACTCGCAGCTTTGCCTCGCTACCGAAGTCGTTCATGACAGCCAGAAGAAAGTCCTTCGGGTCGGAGTGCCGAAGCGCCTGAGCCAAATCGAAGCCTGCCTCCACCGGTTCAGCGGGCTCTGCCCCGGGTTCCTCAGCTGCTGCCCCCTTCTTCACCGGAGCTTTAACAATTTTGTTAATGCCCGCCTGAGCCAAAGCAGCCATCACGTTGGGGTGTTTCGCCAGTCTCGATCCGGCGACTGATGCGCTGGAAGCCGCATAGCCAGCGGCTATTGCTGCATCTTTGTTTGAGGCGCCACCCTTCACGGCGACGACAAATGCGCGCTGTTTGGGTGTTAATGCCATTAACAAAAAACCTCAAAATGGGAAAAAATCTGCGCGTGAGAGGGGGAGTGGTCTGGAGCAAATTCACTCCTCACATTTTGACCGCCCCCCCGGTCTCGCCACGGGGAGTTGGCGTGCCGCAATAGGGGCAGTGGCGTGCTACACACGAACTCAGACGCCCTGCGCTTCCTCGCGCTGCTTCTTCGATGAGTGACAGGTGCCGCACAAGCTCATCCAGTTGGAGCGATCCCAGAACAGCACCATGTCGCCACGGTGCGGGATGACGTGGTCGACCGTATTGGCCGCCGTCACTCTCTCCTCGCGCTGGCAGTACACACAAAGCGGGTTGTCGTTAAGGTGAACCAACCGAGCCTTCTGCCATTCGTAGTTGTAACCACGCTGACTTGATGTGGTCTTGCCTGTCCGCCATGAGCCCGGCGCTGCTGTGGCCAGCCTGTTGCCTTGGGTGGTGACTCTGTTGCCCAGAGCCTTGAGGCGAGCCATAGTCAAGCTTCCAGCGAGATTCGAATCATCGCCATGAGCGCGCCGATCATCGCCTTGTCTGACTGCTTGGCAATCGCGATCACATCGGCCTCAGCCTTCATGACCTCAGCCTGCTCTTCAGTCGACAGCTCGCTGACCATGCCTTTCATCTGGTAGTACTCGGCCTTGTCATTGGATTGGGTCATTGCGACCTCCAGTCATGATCCCAGCCTTCTTTGCCAGGATCTGCGTGTACAGCCCACCAGCCACATCGGCACCAATCACCGCAATGACGATGCCCAGTCCAGCAGCCAGATAGAGGTTGCTCCACAGGGCCAGCGCGAGCAGCAGCGTGGCCATGCCCAGCAGACCCGATGCCAGGAAGCGCAGGGCGACTCTCTGGAGAATCTGCCGCAGACTCAGGTCGCTACCCGATGCCCTCAGCATCTCGCCGGAAAGCCCGGCCATACTCAGCAGGACCAGCATCCAGAAGGGTACGTCTGCAAGCGTCTGGTGTTCTGTGTTCATCAGTGGTCCTTGTCTGGGCGGGGCCCTTATTCCCTGGCGGGACTGAGTAATAAGACGGCGCCCGATGTACTGCGATCCGCCTGAGAGCAAAGAGGCAGGCATGGGAGCCGAAAACGACAAAGCCCCGCACGATGGCGAGGCCTTGGAATAGAAAGTAAAAAGCCCAGCGGGTGGCTGGGCTTTTGTTGTCGTCTCTCATAACGCGCAAGATCGACATGATGGGGTTAATTTACGATCAAAGCGCCACTACGGTCAAGCGGCATCTACGAATATTTCTTCCATGTCGAATAGTTCGGTGGCGCTCACCACTGCGGCCTCTTCCAAGCGCTCAAGACACCGGGCAATTCCAGTCTTCCAGCGGCGTCGGGTGGACTCAGGTTTCCCTTCCATGTCCCAGGTGTTCATGTCGTAGAACTCAGCCGGCAACACGATCATGTCCGTGGAGCGCTTCACGTATTGGTCTCGCTCGACCTTCACTTCGGTCTTCCAGCCAGACGCGATCATCTTGCCAACGGCGGCGTGTTCCAGATCTTCGCGTAGACCACGACTGACCACTTCACGGCCGCTGCGTGGTGCAACCTGCAACCCCTTCAGCTTGGGGATTGCCCAGGCAGTCACAGCTTTGTAGATGAACAACTGCGGAGCAGGTGATTGAATCCGACTGATGAGCCGACCGATCGCAGCGACTTTATTGGCCTTGTGCGTGGAGTACTTGGCGACAAGGACATCCCACTGAGCAGGCTCAAGCTGACGATGCAGAAGCGCGTATAGGCAGCAGTCATAGTCGAACTTGTCACGCACCGATAACGAACTGCCGGTGCCACCCTGGCGCAGGTCGGCGTCGATCAGCTTCTGCCAGGACTGCTTGGTGCTGTTGTCGATGTTGTCGGCGGCCAGTACGCGTACCAGGGTGCCCATCACGTCTTTATAGATGCCCATCGCTCAATCCCCTGTGTAGTTCGATCCGCCAGCACCGCGGCGGTTGTTCTGTTCGTATTGCTGCTGAGCGCCTGACGGCTGATTTACCCGGTTACCAAAGGCAATGATGCGCTGCTGATAGATGTTCAGCATGAGCCCGAGGTGGGTAACCAGCACCTCAACCGGTAGCGCCTCCCCTGTCTCCGCCGAAACCCATCCGGAGGCGTGGCATTCAGTGCAAGGCAGCTCATGAAATATGCCTTTGATAACCGCTTTTCCCTTGCATGCTGCGCACCATTTCAACGGCATCGGCGAAGCATTGAAGGCGGGGCCATGCTGCTTTTTCATCATTTTTAAACCTCGCCCTTAACAAATTGCGGAAGTAGCTCGCATGCCGCGCTATTCAAGGCGTCTGCAAGGTTTTGCGAATCTTCATATCTAGCGCCTGTCTGCTCATGGATCGCCTTGAAGCCGCGCTCATCTAACCAGTTGTGCCACTTCACCAACGCCAGACGACGCTGTTCTTTCGCCTGGGTGTTGATGTAGGTCGACGCGATCTTGCCCAGCGAGTGGTTCAGCAACATCTCGCCGATGTGCCCGTCGACGCCGAGGTCAGTCCACGCCGTGCGGGCTACCTTGCGCAGGTCGTGACTGGTCCAAGCGCCCTGCCCCAATCGGGTGAACACGGCACTGGCCTGGTTGTCGCTCAGCGCCTTGCCTCGTCGGGAAGGAAACAGGAATGGCCCCTCGTAGCCTTGGGTGGACTGTCGGTCCCGGTACCGGCGAAGCAGCGCGCAGACTTGGTCAGTCAGTGGAACCCGCAACTCGGTCTTGCTCTTGGTGTGCTCGGCTGGCAGAAACCATTCACGCTCAGGCAGCGCAATATCCGCCCAGCGAGCCTGCCGGGTTTCGCCAATGCGGGTGCCGTGACACAACATCATCAGGGCCAGCATGGCGTCAGCGGGCGCACTCTCGAAGCGCTCAGTCAGCTGCTCCACCAACTCGGGCAACTGGACATCGCGCAGGCGCGCAGGCTTTGGCAGGATGCGCGCCGTCGTGAAGTGGATGAACTTGAGCTCGGCCATCGGGTTGACCGGGATCAGGTCCAATTTGCGGGCCTGACGGAAGGCCACGGCGAGCAGGCGATACAGCTGCTGGACGTACGACAGCGACAGCTCTTCCTGTGCCGGCCACATCAGCAGTTTGTCGAGGGTCTGGGCATTGACATCGCGAAGCAGCAGATCATCCAGGCGCGGCTTCAGCTGGCAACTGATGGCTGACTTGCCGGCCGAGCGCCGTTTAGCAGACAACGCGCGCGAACGGGCCATGCGATCGGCAAACCAGTCCAGCAGCTCGCCGACAGCCACCCAACCCGACACGCTGGCTGCGCCATCAGCCGCCACCCGCAGGCGCACCGCTGGCAAGGCCGCGACCACCTGCTTGGTGCTCAGGTCCGGGAAGCCGCCAATGCGGTGCCACTGGCGTTTGTTCAGCAGGTACCAAGACCCGCGCCCGCGATTCTTCGCATAACGGAAGTGCAGCGCGGGATGGCTGGCATCACGCAGGTCGCGCACGTGCTCGAGCTTGGCGTTGCGTTGAATTTCGGCGTCTGACAGCTTCACGGTCAGGGTCTTGATCAGTGCGCTCAATCGGTTTTCTCCACCTGGTTGAAACGGTCCACCACCTCGAACGTTGAAGGCCACATCCACGCGCCATACCGATTGGCCATGGCCTCATCGGCAAATAGCGCCAAGGCATGATCAGGAGTACTGCCCAACTCCATCTTGTAAGAGCAGCAGAACACCGCGAAGCGGTAGGTGGACGGATCGGGAACAGCGAGGCGCCTTGTGCTCATCAGAACGAATCCTTTTTACGGTAACGGCTGGCCAGACTGGTGACCTTTTCCGGCTGCTCAACAGGCTCTGGCTTCCACCCGGCAGCAAGGTTTTCAAAACGGTTGTATTGGCCAAGGAAGGCTGTACGAACGGTGCCCATCTCGATGTCACGACCCTTGCCGATGATGATTTCGGCAATGCCTTTGGCGTCGGTGTTTTCGTGGTAGACCTCGTCGCGGTAGACGAACAGGATCACGTCGGCGTCCTGCTCGATGGCACCGGACTCCCTCAAGTCAGAGGGGATTGGCCGCTTGTTCGGGCGCTCTTCGCATTTGCGGGAGAGCTGGCTGAGCAGAACAACAGGGATGCCCAGCTCCTTGGCGAGCAACTTGCAACCCCGGCTGATGCTGCTGACTTCTTCGGTGCGGTTCCCGCCCTCGCCTTCCAGCAATTGCAGGTAATCGATCATCAGAAGGTCCAGGCCGTAACGCATCTTGTGGCGGCGGGCCAGCGAGCGGATGCGACCAATCGACGAGCCAGCCCGGTCAGCGATGTACAGCGGAGCGCGACGAAGCACGCCGGCCGCAGCAGAGAGTTCAGCGCCATGGCTCTGGCACGCTGTTCCGTTCTTCACCAACGTGAGCGGAATACGTCCCTCGGACGCCACAGCCCGATCCAACAATTGGCCTTTGTTCATTTCCAGGCTGATAACGAGCGCCGACTTGCTGTGGCGCACAGCAGTCTCGATCACAAAGCCCATGGCGAGCGTTGTCTTGCCCATGGCAGGACGGCCCGCAACGACGTACAGGTGATCCGGTTGCAGGCCGCCCAGCTTCTCGTCCAAATCTTTCAAGCCGGTCGATAGGCCGATCAGCGTTTCACCGCGAGCATGGCGATCGTGTCGCTCCTGCCACACTTCCAGTTGGTCGGCCAGCACGTCACCCACTTTGACGATGTCGTCATCACCCGAACCGCAGTCAATCGCCATCGCGGCGGCCTGCACGGCGGCGATTTTTGCCTGCAGGTCTTGGTCGCTGTGCGCGATATCCATGGCTTGGGTGCCAAGGTCAAACAGGGAGCGCTCGACCGCCCGCTCTCGGACGATTGCCGCGTAAGTTTTGGCGTTGGCAACGCTGGGAGTACCGTTAACGATTTCGGCGCAGTAGGCGAACGCCGGGGAACCATCGAGCAAGCTCCCAACGTGGTTACCCACGGTGAGGAAGTCGACAGCCTTGCCAGCAGAGCGAACCGCCAGAATCCCCCGATACACCTCGGCGTTTTCCGGGAAGTAGAAAGATTCGGCAGACAGGTCGTCGCTCAGAGAGTCGATCAGCTCAGGACGCTGCATCATCGCGCCCAGCAGACCGTGTTCGGCCTCAATGCTGTGTGGCTCACGCATTGTAATTACCCTCCACAACCTTGACGAAGTTGCTCGGGGCGATCAGCCAGTCAAACGTGGCGCGGAATGCTTTGGTGCCATTGCGGCCAGGTACCTTGCCGGTCAGGAACGGGGAGGTTTTTACCTGAAAGAAGTATTCAGCCCAAAAATTGAGGTCACGGTGCACATCACTTTCACGCCACCGGGCCTGCAGCTTTGCCTTTCGGTCGTTGTTCAGGATTGCAACCGCTGGCAGTTCAGGAAGTGCTGTGTGGTACAGGTCGACAATCGCTTGATAGGGGCAAGCTTCCATCGCTGGCTTCTGCCGAATAACCTTTGCCGGTTTCTGCTCTGGTTGACGTTCGGCGTCGACGACTACTACGTCAGTAGTAGTAATTGTATTTCTTTCTTTTATGTGTGTAATTTCCAACACAGTGGCATGTGTGTTTTTCACACACTGTGTAGATTTCAACACGGTTGATCTCTGGTCGATTTTCCATTCGTTTGCGGGCAGAAAAGTGATCGGGTCACGACTGCCACCATCACGGAAAAGAACCCGCTGACGGATCAGGGAATTGATTGCCCGAGATACATTCGCACGCTCTGTCTCTGCCCCTTCCGCGCCATACATCATCTTGGCGATGTAGAGCGCCGCAACCTTCACAGAGTCCTTGTTGTAGCCCGCAGTGAGACGGTGAACAGCCAGAGCAACACGCAGCTCCCGGCCAGAAAGATCAGCCCCTATCAGGGATTCGTACAGGTCGTTGGCCATCCGGGTAAACCCGCTGGTGTTGCTGATGGAAATTACATTGCTCATACGGAGGACGCCTTGCTCTTGCCGGCGCCTTTGGGTGCAAGCGATGCGATCAGGTGACCAAGGCAATCGCGCTTGGCCTGTTTCTTGGCTTCTCGGGTGTACTGGTACTTAACGTTTTGAGCGGTCCGCATGGCTTCGGCCTGGTGGAACTTACGACTGCCCGGCTCAACTACTGCTGGTTCGCTCATATCGAGAAGTACCCTGCCGACAAGTCGCGCCACCGATTGAATCCGGGGGGTAGGCCTGAAGTTATTGATTGGAAGTGGCTGCTTGTGCATAATTTGCTCTCTCAAAGCTGTAGCGATTAAGCCGGGGTGCAACCCGGCTTTTTTGTGCCCGAAATTCAGGCCATTGCTTTCCCGCGGACGCGACCTATCCCGCCGACTGAGCTGTTGCCCTCAGCGTTCAATGCCCCCATGCGTCCTGTTGTGTTGCCGTCCATTTCCTTCCCCCTAATGGTCTTCCTGGTGCGTGCGGCTTTACTGCCGGCTACGCCTTCATTGCTCATCGGCCCCCGCCGATGTGTTGCCTTGTACTGCGGCCCGTTTACTGGATGAATCAACAGCTAAACGAGGGGTGATTCTCCCGGGGCTGTCGCCGCCGGATAATTCCCCCAGGCTTTCGAATTAAGGCTCAGACTTTTTCAGTGACTGCGAAGGAAACGGGCGTACTTCTTCGGCGACGTACGACCCGTCCAACTTCTTGGTCACGTAAATATCTCGACCAACGCGCAAAGCTTTGTTCAGGGCTCCTTGACTCATGCCTAGAAGCCCAGCGGCCTTGGTTTGGCCATGTTCGATAGAAAACTCATTCAAAGTGATGCGGCACATCGCCTTATCTCCACGGGCATGTATGGCGCGAGAATATCTCCCATGGAGATATTAAGCAACTCCAATGGAGATGGTTAATTATTGCCACGGGGAATATTCTTTGCGTATGACGACAGAACGACGACCGCTTGAAGACTGGGAAAAGGCTGAATGTGCAGCTCTGAAGGCTGAGCTACAGGCTTTCAATGCACGCTCGCCAAAAGAAAAGAGGCTCACGCAAGAAGAGGTCGCGCACAGCTTGCGCATGAGCCAAGGCACCCTGAGCAGCCACCTGAATGGCCATCGAGCAATCAACCTCGACATGGCAGCACAGATGGCCAGGCTTCTCGATATCCCGGTAGAACGATTCAGTAAGCGGCTGGCGAGCGAGATCGGCGAGCTGAGCAAAGTCCCAACGACAAAATCAGCTGTCAGCGCATCTGAAGGCGCGGCCAGCAAGGTGTTGGATATGCTTCGCAAGCACTCCGGGAAGAAGCTTGATGACAGTGCCCAATCAAAGATCATGGCAGCGGTCACACAGACGCTGCAGGATGAGCAGAAGAACAATGTTATCCAGGCTGATTTCTCTGGGCTGCGACCGCGTAGCAGTGAAATCCTGATCCCTCAGTACGACATAAGAGCGGCCATGGGCGACGGCCAAGTGCCGGCTGATTACAATGAAGCAATCCGAAATCTGGTGGTTAGAGAGGATCTGCTCCGGGAGAAAGGCGTCTCCTACACCTCTAATTCAGCGCTTGCTATGGTGACCGGATGGGGGCAAAGCATGGAAGGGACAATCGAGGACAAGGACCCGGTGATTGTTGATCGCGGGGTAACCGAATACATCGGCGAGGGTGTCTACCTTCTGATCTGGCACGGTGAGCTGTTCATCAAACGCATTCAACGGCAGGACGAAGACCACTTATGGTTGATCTCAGATAACAAGAACTATGCAAAGCAGAGCGCTAGGCTGGATGACGTGACCATCAAGGCAAAAGTGCTGATGGTGTGGAATGCTAGAAAGGTTTGACTCGCCGAAATAGAAAGCCCGCCACTGAGCGGGCTTTTTTGTGCTCGTCAGAAAGGCGGCTCATCATCAATCACACACAACTCGTCTTGCTCTTCTACTGCTGGATCCTCTTCGTCAAGCGCTTCCCATCGCAGCGTTACCGAGTCATCGTCATTGAAAGTCATCTCCAAGTTGTCCGTTTCGGATAGCAGTCCCATCACTTCATCCCACTCGAGATCACCGTCCGTATCGAGGCGATGGATCGTGACCCACCGCTGCTGTTGTGCGGTGGGGTGATTGATCATCGCGGACACTCGAAGCCCAAGCCGCTCAAGCCCGGTCATCTCCTGACGAACCTTTTCAACGATTTTCTTCTGCTTAGCCATGCCACCCCTCGACTGTATATCCATCCAGTAATTTTCGGATCATAGCCGAGCAAGATCGAAAAGTTAACCCTTTAGCTCTCCGGCCTGCTCACGTCATGGAAATAAATATCTCCATTGGAGTTGACTTAAATATTTCCTTGGGAGATATTTGCATCATCGCCGGATAACTACCGGCCAGGACAAGGCAGCGATGAACCGGCCTCAACGGTTCAGAGGGTTGGCAACTGACCCGGGCGTGCAGCGTAAGTCGTCAAACAAGTTATCCAGTGGATCGAGCTGATCGCGACTGGAGAGAAAGACACAACGGAATTTTTCACTTCTGCACCTGGCTTGCCGGGTGTAGCGGGAAAACAACCGGGAGTCACAACGATGGAATCGACAATCGAAAACGGCGCATGGAGGGGCTATCTCGGACGGGGTCTTGCACCGAGGGAGCTTCAGTTTCTTCTCTGGGTCGCCCTCGGGCTCACTGCGAAGGAAATCGCCCGGGAAGCCGGCATATCCCCGGCAACCGTCGCGAAGCGCCTCACTAACGCAATGTTCAAGCTCGGCGTTACTCGCCGCGCCGCCTTGGTTGCCGAGGCGATGCGCCGGCAGATCATCTCCCCAATGTGCTTCGTGCTGGCCGCGCTGATCGCCATGCACTCAATGATCGCCGACGACTCAATGCGCCGTGACCGCCGAGTTCCTGAACGCCGGATGGCCCAAGTGCGAGTGGTTAAGCGCTCTGAAGCTTTTGATCCGTACTCATAAGTATCACTTCTGCACCTTGGCTACAGGGTGCAGCGGGATGTAACCCAACCCAGAGGAATGCCCATGAAATCGAAAGCGTTATTACTGGCCATGCTGCTGAGTATTTCAGCGGTGGCCAGCGCAGCACCGCCACCCCTTCGCTTCTGCACCGGCGGTGAAGGCGGCTTCTACGAGAAGCTCGGTTCAGCCATCGGCCCGGTGATCACCAAGCAGACCGGCGGCGACTTGAAGGTCATCAACACCGGCGGCAGCGTCGAGAACGCGGAGAAGCTGAAGGATGGCGCCTGCGACATTGCCGTCATTCAAAACGACGCAGTGATCAGCCTACCGATGCCGGCCGACATCAAGGTTACCGATGCTCATGAAGAAGTCGTGTACTGGCTGCACGGCAGAGCCGGTGTTGATGACTTCGGCAAGATGGAAGACGACGACGTAGCGAACAAATACGCCTTCGCTGCGGTGTCCGGCTCGGGTGCACTGGTCACGGTGCGCAACTGGATCAAGACCGACAAGGACTACGAGGGTGCGCGCATCGTCGAGTTCGACAGCTGGTACAGCGCCGCCGAAGCAGTTAGCCAGGGCTACGTGAGCAAGGCAGGCGTCCGGATCGAGATCGCCGGCATGCTGTACATCGGCCGCTCAGGGGCGATCACCAGCGACATCACCGAGGACTTCGGTAAGCAGATCCTCATCGGCGAAGTCAACGACAGCTCGTTCGAAGACTCGAAGGATGCCAACAATAACCCACTGTACCGCCACTGCGCGGTACCCAAAGAAGCCCGCAGCGGGCTGGACACCTCGAACTCTTTCAAAGACCCGAAGACCTACTGCTTGCGCGCCCAGATTGTTTTCAACAACGACTACCTGGCAAGCCTGCAACCGGATGAGGCGAAGAAAGTTCGCCGCGCCGTGGACAAGGGCATCAACAGCGTCGTGAAGGTAGTGCGGTGATCAGCCGCTTGATCACTGCGATCCTTTTGGGCGCTGCCCTACTGGTGGTAGCGAGCTTTCTTCACATCATATCCATCGCCCACCTGGCCGGCGTTGTCTCCGGCCTCGCCCTGGGCATGGTGATGTGGTTTCGCTTCGCTCGATAGCATCACTTCTGCCCATCCACTGAGTGGACAGCGAGATGCGGATGATTCTGCACCGCGCAATGCGGCCCCCTGCATCCAATAGACCGGAAACAAATTGCATCTAACTGGAATAGTTTTTCCAGCTAACTCCCACTGAGGATGCCTGCCATGAAATAGATCAAAGCCAGAACATCACTGCATCTGCGAAAGGCCCGAACGTCCAACGGGCCTTTCTTTTTGCCCGCGTTTATCCGCCAGCACTCTCCCCTGCGCCCAACGGCAACCAGCAGGCGGCCAGAGTGCTGACGAATAACCGCAACCAGCACCGAGGGACAGCCATGCATCCATCATTTCAAGAGCGCATCGACGAACTCGGTGCGCTGTTGCAACAGACCAACGCCGCGCGCGCCGCGTTTTTCGGCCGCACCGAGCAGCAGATGCCGCCAAAACCAGTGCGCTACCAAGTCGCCGGAGGCAGCGTCGGCATGTTCCAGATCGTCGACCTCAGCACCGGTAAGACTCGCGCCTTCCGCCAGGACTACAAAGCTGCTCACGACCTTGCCCTGCAGTTCGAAAACAAGGCGAATCGTCTGAAGGCAGGTGCACAGTGATCGGCAAGCCAATGGCCAACCCGAAAGACGCGATCATCGCGAACCTAAACCGGCAGCTAGATCATTTCTTCGGCGCCGGTGGCAAAGCTGAACCCGCTTCCGAATTCAAGCCCGAGCAGCGGCCACCACGCTCGGACAAGATCGATCCCGAAACCATCCTGAAGCGCCGTCGCCCTTCCCCATCCCATGCAGAGCGCATCGCACTGCGACGTATCACGGAGACGCTATGAAGAAGCGCAAGCCAAACAACATGCGGACCAGGATCGAGCGTTCGTGTCGGGCACTGCTCAGCACGAACCACGTCGCGGTGGTGAACATCGATCCGAGCGGTCGCCAGGGCATGATCAACTGGAAGAATTGCAAGAACATCCCACCCGGGCATCGCATCGCCGATGCGGTCTGCGACGTTGCCCACCGTTGGACGATTTACCTCAGCGTCCAGTGCCGAGACCAGCGCGGGCACCGCTACACAAAATCGGTAGAGGTCGCGCCCCAGGGCAACTACCTGGCTGCCCACCTCGAAGAGGTGATCGAGGAAACCTACAAGGACCTCGTAGCCGAGAGCAACCCGAATCATCGAGTCGCGTCAGGCTGGATCGCCATTCCCGCCGAGCTCTCACTGACTGAAGAGCAAGCCGCCCGGGTATTTGACGCCGCGGGTGTCTGGAGTCAGCAGAAAGCAGCATGAGACGAATCAACACCCAGGTGCACCAGCGCCTTCGCCAGTCGCAATTCAACCTTCCCCCTAGCGGCCTGTTGGCCATCCCGGAGAAACAGCCATGCCAACCCCAACCGATACCGCCGAGTTCCTTGAAGAGCTCAACGGTGGCGCATTCGCCAGCCAAATCGGCCACGCCCTTTCCGAAGTAGCCTCCGGGGTTGTTGACCACGGCAAGACAGGAAAGCTGGTGATCACCCTGGACTTCAGCCAAATCGGCGAATCCAGCCAGGTGAAGATCAAGCATAAGCTCGACTACAAGGTGCCGACCAAGCGCGGTACTCGCAGCGAGAACACCAGCCTGGACACGCCGATGCATGTCGGCTCCGGCGGAAAAATCACCCTCTTCGCCGAGAAGCACGATCAGCTCTTCAGCCGCGAACAAGCCCCTATCACTCCCCGCTCCTAACTGCCCGACCATCAAGGAACTGACCAATGTCTCTGACCAAAGAAGCGATCCAGCTCATCACCGACACCGCGCTCGAAGCGAGTGGTAAAGCGCTGGCCACCCAAACACCGACCATCGTGCTGCCCGAAGGCTGCCAAGTGGTCACTCTGGAAAAATGGCAGGCCGGTCGCAGCCGTTTCCGTGGCATCTACTCCACCCACTCGCTAGCCGACTTCAGCGCCTACGTCGCCGACCGCGCCATCGCAACCGCGAAGGGCTTCATCGACCAAGACGAAATGACCTGCACACTGCTGTTCAACCTAGGCACCGATGAAGCACCAGGTCATGCCGATGATCGCGCAGTGCTTCGACTGAAAGCGTCTGCTGGTTACAAGGCTGCGCAGGCAATCGGTGGCCGGGCTATGACGCAAAAGGATTTGAGCGACTGGATCGAAGATTGGCACCAGTACCTGACGCCGGTTGATGACGAAGGCAACGCGATCCCTGTCGCCAAGGCGATTGCGGCAGTACGAACCATCACGATCAAAGCGACTAGCGAATCCGAGACAACAGTTGGCGACACCAGCGCCAGCCGTAGCGCAATGGATCAGATCGAGGCGCGCAGTAAAGAAACGCTGCCAGCCGCGCTGCTGTTCAGCACGGTACCGTTTGAAGGCCTGACCGAGCAGCAGATCAACTTGCGGATTTCCGTGATCACCAGCGGTGCCCAGCCGGCACTGAAACTGCGCTGGGTGGGCGAAGAGGTTCAGCGCGAAGACATCGCGCAGGAATTCAAAACCGTACTGCAAGAGAAAATCGGTACCAACGCATCGCTTTCCCTCGGTGCGTTTGATCCAAAGTAAGACTACCGATCCGGCCCTGCTGATGATTCAGCAGGGCCCGGAGGATGAAATTATTGAACCTTAGTTTTGATTTCACTCAAACCTTTTATCGAAATTGTTAGACATTGCGCGATTAGACTCAAAGTGAAAATTAACTGATTGTCAGTCGGACCCATATACAATGAATATCCGCAGTCATCTTCGATAAATGACCTATCGAGAGAGCGAAATGTAGCGTGCCCTGCCAGTGATGAAAGTCCTCGATAAATCACACTGTAGAGATTTAACATTCCGGCGGATTTTGCGGAGCTATACACTGAAAAGCTTCCGCTCGCCCCCGTATCAACAATTTCTTTTAGATATTGCTTGTTTATTTCAGACAGCTGATCTGGTGGTACGTCCTCTAGCATTGCCCTAGCCTGTTTCACATCCTCGCTATTATTGTGAGTGTCGAGCTTTTTAAAAATGGTCGGATCAGCGATCAGCGCAGAGGCATGAAAAACTGTTTCATAAGCAGTTCTAACGAGAACCTGAGCTTCTTGAACCAAGCCAATCTCGCATAAACGAACTGCTGCCTGAGATGTCCTAATTGTTCTTTCAAAAAACAAGAATGAGCAAAGCATAGGAGCATCGGTACCACTAACCCCTACACTCAAAAGTAGCTTTTGGGCTTGAGCAGAGATGCTCTCGCAATCCGAAAACCCACCTGCGTAAGTTCTCCTGACTTCTTCCCTATGTTCGTAAACATAGTCTGATAGAAATCCTTTTTCATCAAAGTCCCTGGCAGGCATATATCGCCTCTCCTCGATTATTTTTAGATACCACCCCACCAATAACCTACTTCAACGAATCACGCCAGCCGGCGAGGATCCCCTATGCCTACAGCAATCGATTTGTTCGCCGGTCTCGGCGGATGGTCTACCGGTGCCCGCAGTGCCGGCATCGACGTTCTCTGGGCCGCCAACCACTGGCCTGTTGCGGTTGAGTGGCACAGCGCCAACCACCCGGAAGCGATTCACATCTGCCAAGACTTGCACCAGGCGGATTGGTCGAAGGTTCCGGCCCACGACATCATGCTGGCCTCGCCATGCTGCCAGGGGCATTCGAAAGCCCGCGGCAAAGCGTCGGGCAACGCGCAGCACGATGCATCGCGGTCCACAGCCTGGGCAGTTGTGTCTGCAGCGGAATTCCACCGGCCCGAAGTGGTGCTGGTCGAGAACGTCGAAGAGTTTACGGCCTGGGCTTTGTACCCGGCATGGTCACAGGCAATGGCAGCGCTCGGCTACATGATCGCGCCCCACGTCGTTGACTGCGCCGATCTCGGCGTGCCTCAGCACCGGGTGCGCCTGTTCCTAGTTTGCACTCGAAGCAAGGCCCCTTTGAACCTGCAACTGCATCAGCGCCGGCATGTCCCGGCCTCATCCTTCATCGACTTTGACGCTGGCAAGTGGAGCAAGATTGTGAAGACTGGGCGCGCCGAATCAACTCTGCTCCGCGTGAAGAATGGCCGGGAGCGTTTCGGCGATCGCTTCATCATGCCCTATTACGGATCAGGCTCCGGCCTGACCGGGCGATGCTTGGAGCGTCCGATCGGGACCATCACCACGCTCGACCGCTGGGCACTGGTGCGCGGCGATGAGATGCGGATGCTCTCGGCGAATGAAGCCCTTGCCGCCATGTCGTTCCCGGCGGACACCAAGCGCCCAGATAACCATCGACAAACCATGCACATGGCTGGCAACGCAGTACCGCCGCTGGCTGGACAACGAATAATTGAAGCAATGATGGAGGCTGCATGATGAGCGAAGCCCAGAAAACGCCAGCAGCGAAGTGGCGGGAAGAAGGTCAGGCCGATCCACACGGCGAGCACTACCACTGCCAACGCGCGGCGCTCACCCTTGGCGAGTACACGGACGATGAACTGGCCAACGGCATCTTTCTTCACGGCAACGAGCCGCTGAATATCAACGCGCTGCTCCGCAAGACACCCGGCTATCACTCGGCCGTTGTCTGGCTCACCGCCGGCAAGGATCGCATCCGTTGGCTGTCACGAGCTCTTGAAGAATCGAAGGCTCGCGAACAAGCACTGCAGCAGCGCCTGAACGAAGCGGATCAGCGGATTGATGAGCTGCTGGCAGAAATTACAAAAGTGCGGCTCGGTCCCTGCAAGATGATCGTCGGGGACGAACTGCCATGACCCACAAAAGCTACCGACTCGACCCGAACGTAAAAGCCGTAACCGACCTTGTGACCGATGAGCAGATGCAGGGCTCTTTCCACGGCACCAACTTCGGCCACGATGACTTCCGTGGTCTGCTGGCCCAAGGATGTATCAAGTCGCTGGCCGGCTGGCACCAGGGTCATACCCTCACCACCATCCTGGACGAGCTGCGCCTGATAAGTTGGAACAAGCAGACCGGCAAGATCAAGGTCACCGCCAAAGGGCGCCACTACATCTGGCTGGCGTTCAAAGGACGCCCGGGCGTGTGATCCCGACAGGAGTACATCTGTACTCCGCCACAATTTTCAGCACCTCCCCCTTCAAAGTCAGCCGCATCCTGACTGGAACAGAAAATCTTAACTGCGCCTAGAAAATCTTAATTTTCGGCACTTTCCCTCAATTTTTCTTAATTCAAAGTCAGCCGCTATAGCGGCAAGGAATCTTCATGTCTGGACCTCAACGAAAGACGATGTGCATATACCACGGCAACTGCGCTGACGGCTTCGGCGCAGCTTGGGTCGTTCGGCAGGCGCTTGGCGCCGAAGTCGAGTTTGTCCCTGGTGTTTACGGGCAAGAGCCGCCGGACGTCACGGACAAGGACGTAATCCTCGTCGACTTCAGCTACAAGTACGACGTTCTGGCGGCGCTCGCGAACAAGGCAAACAGCATAATCGTGCTCGACCACCATAAAAGCGCTGCTGAAGACCTGGCACGCTTTGAGACATTCCACGCGGGCATCGAAGAAGACACTCGCCACGATGACGGATCGCCGCTGCTCGGCTGGAAAACAGCGCACGCCATGGCCAATTCCCAGAACGGTCCGGCCATCGCCTGCTGCTTCGATATGAACCGCAGCGGCGCGATGCTGGCCTGGGATCACTTCTTTCCTGACCAGGAGCCTCCGCAGCTCCTACGACACATCGAAGACCGGGATTTGTGGCTGTTCAAACTGGACGGCACCAGGGAGATTCAGGCCAACCTGTTCAGCTACCCCTACGACTTCGAAGTTTGGGACCGACTGATGGCCGCCGACGTTGAAACTCTTCGGTCAGACGGCGCGGCGATCGAGCGAAAGCATCACAAGGATGTTGCCGAGTTGGTTGCTGTAACTAAGCGGCGCTTGGTAATTGGTGGCCACGACGTGCCCGCTGCCAGTCTGCCATACACCCTGACCAGTGATGCCGGCCATCTTATGGCGCAGGGCGAGCCATTCGCCGCCTGTTATTGGGACACGCCCGACGGTCGATCCTTCAGCCTGCGCAGTACGGACGATGGCCTCGATGTTTCCGAGATTGCCAAGCAGTACGGTGGTGGTGGTCATCGCAACGCCTCCGGATTCCGCGTGCCGTTCGGCCACGAACTCACCCTGTAACCCCAATTCAACCGACCAGCCTGCCGGTGAACGGCGGGCGAGGAGTTCGTATGGCTTTCAATCTTCCAGCTGCCGTCAAGTGTCCTCGTTGCGACTACACCGGGCACGCCCTGCGTGAGACCGCAAAAGGCGGTTACTGTCCAAAATGTTTCGATGAATTCATCCAGCGGCATGTACCGAGATTGGTGCCTGACCCTGATGGGAAGCAATTCGACCCCAATAGCCAATTCGTCACCCTTTAACCGTTCTTACCTTCTGCCACCACGCGCGGCATGGAGCATCATCATGTTTTTGACCGCTGAAGAAGTGGCCGAACTCACCGGCTACTCGAAGCCTGGCGCCCAGATTAAATGGCTGCAGGCGGAAAAATACGGGTTCGCCGTGGATGGTTACGGCAAGCCAAAGGTTCTGCGCCAGGTTGTCATCGGCCGGCTAGGTGGTATTCAATCGAAGAAAGGCCCGGAACTCCGGCTCGCATAAGGAAGGCAGAGAATGCGTCCTCGCAAGAAAGACCGGCACCTGCCGGCGTGCATGTACCAGAAGCACGGGGCTTATTACCTGGTGCGAAAAGGAAAGTGGCTGCGCCTGGGCACGGACTTCCAAGATTCGCTGGTCGCCTACGCCAAAGCGATTGATAAGGGAAATCAGGGCGGCATGGGTAAGCTAATCGACGATGCGCTGGCAACCATGGCGCCGAAGCTTTCAGCGAATACCGTCAAACAATATGAGGCTGCGGCGGTCCGTCTCAAGGAGGCATTCGCCGACTTCGAGCCGCGCGAGGTGCTACCGCGCCACGTGGCCGCGCTGAAAATGCACATGGCCAGCACGCCAAACATGTCGAACCGTGTGATTTCTTTTCTGAGGATGGTTTTCGTATATGCCTTGGAGAGCCAGCTGGTGGACTCAAACCCTTGCACAGGGATCCGCCGGCATACGGAGAAACGACGCGATCGGTATGTTTCCGATGCTGAGTTCGCAAAAATCTGCGAGAAGGCGAGCCCGAACATGCGGGTCATCTATGAAATGTGCTACCTGACCGGTCAACGGATCAGCGACGTGCTGTCCATTCACCTTTCAGATATCAGTGAGGAAGGGATTGCGTTCAAACAGCAGAAGACCGGCGCACGACTCATCGTTCGAATGAGCCCGGACCTTGAAGCCCTGGTCGCACGCATCAAGGCACTACCAAGGACGATTCGTGGACTGACGCTGTTCTGCTCGCCGCGTGGCGGGAAGCCGGTCCATTACAGCTCAGTGAAGGATGCATTTAAGCGCAACTGCGAGGCTGCTGGGGTCGTCGCTGCAACGCTACACGACCTCAGAGCAAAGTCGCTTACGGACACAGACAAACAGGGCAATAACGCCCAGAAGCTTGGGGGCCACACCGATGCGAAGATGACGGCCCGCTACTTGCGATTGCGAGAAACGGATATAGCAGAGCCGCCTACGATGCCGAAAAAAACAGTAACGTAGATCTATCTCTTAGGATGCAGGGGCGGTTTTTTCTCCCGGAGCGTATTTAAATAATTCCATAAAGTTGTGTTTCGCTCGTTCCTGAGGAACAACTAGGCCGGGAGCTAAATGGCATTGAGCACCATAGACACAGGTACCTACCGGACGCACCAAGTATTTTTGACAAAACTGATAAATGGCAAAAAAAAGTAGCAGGAAAATCAGCGCTAACACCCCGCCTCTAAAAGACCGAGTGTAATCATTCAGCAAAAGTGCCCCGCCCTTAATGTTAGCCCAAAAGCCTTTCCGGGAAAAATATTCAGCATCGCAGCAGACTTCAATATGCTCTACGATATCTGCAACCTCTTCCCTAATTTTATAAGGGGTCTCATTATTAGCATGAGCTTCCGTATGAATTTCAACATCTCTAAGTGCTGAGAGCTTGGTTCCATCAAAAATCTCCCTGCCGACATGATTGTTAAGCTGAGAAATCCTCCCTTCGATTTGCGAAATCATTCCAGAATAAGTCGTCTCGGTATTAACGGAGGAGAAATTTTCTTTCTCAATCTCAGACTCCACCCAGTCGGCCAACTCCTCCAGCTTGTCGACTATTTTATCCTTCCTTTTTAACGATTCCGCCCTGCGATTGGATCTGTACTGCAAATAAACCGTAAAAGACCAGCCAAGTACTAGCGCTATCATTTGCGCCGGTGCATTATCGAAATTCATTCACATGCCTTCCTGGCAGCTTCCAGCCTTTCTTCTATCAAAAGCTCAATGCTTTTAACCTTAGAATGCGTATATACGAGCCGCTCCTTTAGGTCGGCCCACTTAAATCCTTCTTCACGAATAAGTCCGCCAAACGCCTCATCTAAAAATGAACGTCCATATCTATTGTAACCATCCAATACGACATGCACTTTTTCATGCTCCCTTAATGCAGGAGCCAGTTTATTTTTACGAAACAGCTCACCACACCCATCTCCGTCATCAGGGTAGCGACCGTAAGGCTTTTTACTAAAATCTTTAACTACGTTAATTATAAACATAATTATGGCAACTCTATATTCCACTGAACCAAGGTCCCGGGAAACGAAAAGGGCAACGGATAAATTTCAGGCTTCTTTTTCGCCTGATCAAACTTATAAACACCGTTATTACTAAACACCCACAACAGCCCTCCCGACGTCTCCTCCACCAATGCTAGGATACTCTTGCTACCTTGACCATGCTTTTCTTTCTTCGTCCCTGAAACGTCACCTTTCATGGACATTGCGATCAGCTCACAGTCGGTGATACGCGCTGGAATTATCCGGGAAAGGAGATGAGTTTCCTTTCCAGGACATTCAGAAATGGTGTCTCTAAAAGCTTGCGGGTAGGTAAATTCAAATGCTTCCATGAACCACCTCCTCTCCACCACAGTCTTTGGAATACCAACACCAGTGTCATAGATAGCCAAGTACAACTTCTTGCCAACAGTGTGACACATCAGCCACCACTTCCTATCATCAACATGACTACCAGGATAAGCATGAAGCCCAACATTATTTATCGTTTCAGATACAGCATCACCATATATATGCTCTGTATCCGCACTCATATCAGTGTAGACTCTGTTCTGTATGAAATCGACGATAACGTCACTCATTTTTCCGCCCACACTTGAAACTATGGGCATATGACTAACACTATCAAGAGCATAAGAAATTTTATGGCCGCGGATCAACCTAGAAACATTGCTAAGCCTTAACTGCCTGTTAACTCGCTCAGACTTAGACCAAATTATTTCAGCCTTCCCTTTACGCTTTGCGCCTGCCCGTTCAATCGCAGCGTACACCACAACAATTGCAGCAGCGGTAACAGATACAGTCTCACTAAAATCAACAAAACAATTTTTTACTCGATAGTTATTTTCTATATCTGCAAGGAATAGTAAAGTTTGCTTGAACGCGTCGGAGCGCTCAGCGTTAAAATCATAAATAGATATTATAGGAGGCGCAAAAATCTTTACCCTACGATCATTCGACGGTTTTTTTGATTTACCTGTGGAGCCATAGACTCGAAACTTTCGCCCTAATTCGTTCTCCCGCCTTGAAACGCCAGCGCGGTACCGAGATCCGTCTTTATCCAAAGCCGACTTCTTCAACGTCCAATCCCCGCCGCACTACTGGTCGCCATCGTGGCTCACTTTGCGCGACCTAATATCACTACCAACCAATCGCGTCAACCACTGTCATTCCAAAGCCATCGCGAGATCGCCAGCGTTCAAGCGAACAGCAGTACAACGACACCAGCGGTAACCCGGATTTTCGAGTCTGGACAAAGCAGTTCATCTGGAATCGAGGTAGTATTAGACGTTTGGCCGTTGTCAAATAGACAGATAGAGCAAACCCCTTTGAATATGGACCTCTCCAGCCACACCCCAATGATGCAGCAGTACTGGCGCCTGAAAAACCAGCACCCGGACCAGTTGATGTTCTACCGCATGGGTGACTTCTACGAGATCTTCTATGAAGACGCGAAGAAGGCCGCCAAGTTGCTGGACATCACC